GGTTCATCCTCGTGGAGAGCGACACCCTCGTGAAGCGCGACATCACGGAGCTGTGGAAAGAGCAGTACTCGTTCTGCGGCTATGTGCAGCGCAACCAGAAGGGCAACCGCTTCAAGGTGCCAAGGATTCTGCCGATGCTCTGCTATATGAACGTGCCGAAGCTCACGAAAGAGGGCGCACGATACTTCGATCCCGACCGATGCTGGGGACTGAAGCCCAACATCAACGACCGCACCAACTGGTTTGACACGGGTGCCTGTCTGCTGGACGACGTGCTGCGGATGCGCCCACGGCTGAAAGGCTTGCACGTAGATATTCGGCTCTTCATCGAGCACTACGGCGGCGGCTCATGGCACAAGGGCGACTTGCAAAGGCAGTCGGCATGGCTGAAACAGAATGAGGAGTTATGGAGTAAACCCGACAACGCCGACGCGAAGATTTTTATTTGTGCGCATACCGACTTCGAGCCTGTAGTGAAGAACGCAGTCTACGAGACCATCGACAGCCGCAAACTGCCAAAGCCCGACGTGACCAACCTATACTACTCGGAGCTGTGGCATATGAAGGAAGTGAGCGAGCGCAAGAAGTTGCCAAAGTATATCGGCTTTGTACAGTACCGCAAGTATCTCGGCTTCATGGACAATGTGCCAGAACTGGGCAAGCTCATCGAAGAGCGCGGAGCCATCACGACAAAGCCCATCGACCTCGGAATGACGATGCGCGAGCAATATGCAACGTGGGGAAATCCTGAAGACCTCACCATCATTACAGACATCATCTGTGAGCAACACCCGGACTTTGCCGAAGCATGGAAGAAGTCTCTCGACAGCAACCTCCTTCACCCTGGTTCCATCGCCATTATGAAGACTGAGGACTGGCGCGAAATGTTCGCGGTGGCGTGGTCGGTCGCCAATGAGTACCTGAAACGGATTGGCGGCGACATCGTGGCGCGAGTGCAGGCGAATGAGAAAGCCTACCACATCGGGGAATATGAATTCACGACGCTGACGCACGAAATCCGCGTGGGCGGTCAGATATGCGAGCGCATCGTATCGGCATGGATGGACTGGAAGTTTCCGAACGCCGTGCAGTTCCCGATGCTGACCGTGGCCGACAAGATTGAGGTGCCGTTCATACCATAAAGTAAACCCAGGTAAGCAAAATCTCCGACTAACGTAACGTGAAATAAAAACTGACGTAAGGACAAATTAAAATTGACGTAACGATATGGCACAATTAACACTGAAGGTCAAGAAGGTGGCCAACAAGAACCTTCGCACAAAAATAAACGGTTTCGCCAGTCGCGCCATCGCTAACGGCGTAGCCACATTCGACGACATCTGCGCACAGGCAGCGAACAACACGACGCTCCACCCGAAGGAGCTGGCACTGGCTTTCGGGTTGGCTCTCGATGCAGTACGCGACGCGCTCAAGAACGGCAAGATTGTTGACCTCGACCAGATAGGCCGACTCTATCCCGCCATCAGCAGCCATTGGACTGAGACGGAGGATGAGCAGACGCTTGACGGACTGGCCAAGCGCGTGGCCTACCGTCCGAGCACCGAAATCAACACAGCCATTGCAGGCGCAAAGTTGGCATGGGCCACGGCGAAGGAGGCCGCCGAGAGCGACAACAACGGCACGACCACTGACACTGGCGACGATGACAACCAGCAGGGAGGCAACGGCGGCGGTCAGTCTGATTTGGAAGGGTAAACCCAGAACGTCAAAACGCGCGATATAAAAACCAAAGTTATAAAAATATGGAGAACAAAAATGAAATCAGAACCTTCGACCTTGACGTTCAGGTGCGTGAGGTGGAAGGGCACGAAGGAGAGAGCCGAGTCATCACCGGCACCGCCATCGTGTTCAACGCTGAGAGTCAGGTGCTCGACGATTTCGGGATGCAATTCCGCGAGATCATCAAGCCCGAGGCCGCACAGATGACTTTCCTGAACTCTCAGGATATTAAGCTCAACCTGTTGCACAACCGCAAGGACACCATTGCACGCAGCCGCATGGGGCAGGGAAACCTGAAAATCAGTGTCGATGGCAAGGGCGTGAACTTTGAGGCAGTCGTTCCCAAGTGCGACATTGGCGACCGTGCTTTGGAAATGATTCGCAGTGGTGTTTATACGGGTTGCAGTTTCGAGTTCCTGCCCGGCAAGGCTGGTGTTGACTACGACGTGGAGGAGCGTGGAGCCAACAAGGAGGTGCGCATCACTCACAAGCGTTTCCGCAGCATTTCGGCATTTACCATCGGCATGGACCCTGCCTACACGCAGACTACGGTCAACGCCCGCGAGATGTGGAACGAGACTCCAACGGCCAAGCGTGAGGCAGAGGAGGCAGCAGCAGCCAAGCGTGCCGAGGAGGAGCGTCAGCGCGAGCAGGAGGAGAAAGAACGCATGCTTATGCGTGAACGCGAGAAGGCCGAGAGCCGGCGCAGAGCACGCGAGCGTGAGCTTGAGCTCATGGAGTATTAAACAATTTCAATTTTTTATCAAACCTTTTTCAAAACGTTTTCAAAATGGCAAAAAAGACACTTGAAGAGTTGATGTCTCGCCAGCGCGAGGTCAACAACAGCCTGGGGACTATCGAAGCAACTCTCCAGACCCGTGAACTGAATGACGAGGAGAAGGCCACCCGTAGCCAGCTGCTCGCCGAGTACGAATCTAACAAACGCGAAATCGGCACTCTGATTCAGGAGAAGCAGGCAGCCGCCATCGCCGTCACTCCCAAGAAGGACGTGAACACCGAGCTTCACGAGTTCTTCCGCGAGGCCAAGCCCGGCTCAAAGTTCATCATCCCAATGAACCGTGAGAGCATCAGCTACAAAACGCAGGGCGCAGGCCACTTCGGAGGCACTGAGGGCTACGTGCAGGGCATCACCGTGGTAGACCTGATTCCTACCGACCGCCCAGACGGTGACATTCTCACCACCGCTGGCGTTCCCATGACCACTGGCGTGACTGGCAACAAGATTCAGTGGGCATTCGCCGGAGGCGTGGAGGCAGTCTTCGCCAACGAGCTTGCCGCTACCACCGAGCGCGTGATCGACCTCGACAAGCAGGTTCCCGTTCAGCAGCGTCTTACGGTGCGCGTTCGCATCTCGAACCAGGCTATCGAGAACAGCGACTACGACTTGCAGGCTTACATCATCCGCGTGGTGGCTGAGAGCATCCGCAACAAGGTGAACTGGGCAATGGCCAGCACAACGAAGGCCACCAGCATCTTCTACGGACCATTCGCACAGGATGCTGAAAGTGGCACCTACGGTCAGGCAGGCTACACCGCCGGCAAGCAGGTGGGTACTTACACCGAGTTCACTAAGGAGACAGCCGCCGAGATGATCGGCAAGCTGGCCGCTCGCAACCTCTCGACCGCCAACACCGTGTTCGTGATGGGTGCCGCTGACTTCTGGAAGCTGAAGGTCACTCCGTTCGACGCTGGTTCGGGCATCATGCTCATTGGCAACGACAACCGCCTGCTTGGCATTCCTGTCATCTCCAACAACGCCATCAACCGCGCCACCGAGAAGGGTGCTGCCGCTGGTCACAACATCGGTCTGGGTAGCTTCCGCTACGTGCCAGTCATGCAGCACGGCAACATTCGCCTGTCGGTTGATGCTACCTCCGCCGTTGCCAGCAACACCGACGAGGTGTACATCACCATCAACGCTGACTTCTCGATGACCATCCTGAAGGACGGTGCTGATGCTTTCGTACTCTACTCGAAGGACAGCTATTCGAGCAGCGAGATCGGCGAATAATCGCGCAATCATAGTTCCGTGGTGGCCCGCAGGCAGGCGGCAATGCAACAGCAAAGCGTCAGACCTTAACCTGCGGGTTTTTCATCCCCTCCCAGAAGGAGGGGCTTTACGTTTTCGGGTAAACCTGAAACGACAAAACTTGGGTAATATAAAAGACCAAAGATATGGAATTTCTCAAACTTGACTATGTGAGGCAGCACTCCAGGCTGTGCAGCAACGAGGAGGATGCGGTGCTGGAGCATTATTGTAACGATGCCGAGGAGACCATCGCTGCATACCTTAATCGTGGCGACACTGTAGATGAGATGGTGGCATCGCTTACTGAGCAGTATGGCAAGGTGCCATCCAACATCATTCAGGCCGGACTGCTGATCGTTGAAGGCAACTATAACTTCCGTGGCTCTGTGACAAGTCAGAGCCTGAGCATCGTACCCTACGGAAACATTGATGTGAAGCTAAGGCCATACATGCGTTTATCATCATAAAAAACAGATTGAATATGGAAAAAGAACGCATCATATATCAGGGCGACACCGCTAAATATAAGGTCGAAATATACCATGACGACTTTGACCAGCAGACCGACCCCTTCCGCGTCGTTGTCGTAGCAGGCATACCCAGCGTGAGCGTCACCATCGACCGCGAAGAAATGCTACACGACGAAGACGGCAATTTCTACATGATTGTACCGACAGCCGGGATGATAGGGCCACTCAAGGCTTACTGCCACTATATGGTGACCGACAGCGACATGGGCAGCGGCCAGCGTGAAGAGATAGACATCCAGTGGCTTGGATTCGTCACCGATGCACCTTGCCCGCGATTCGGCTGTCACTTTGCATGTGGCGAGACGGATGGACATGTCATATACACGCGCATCTGGCGCAATGATGCCAGAACGCTGTACCTCAACCTGCGCACAGCTGACAAAGAGCCTATCGTTGACAGCGAAGGCAGGCAGCTACGAGTGCATAAAGAAGAGAAAGACCTCTATTGATTTGACTATTTTACAATTTGACAATTATACTATTATGGCAACAAATTTCGACCTACAACAGACAGGGCCTGAGCTTCAGGAGATAATAAACCTATCGGTGCCTACTGATGAGTCATTGCAAGCGCAGATCAACGAGATTGTCAGCGAGAAGGCAACGGTGAACCTCACCGCCAGCCCCGCCACCATCTTTGTCGGCACGGCCACCGACATCACCCTGACAGCCACCACCAACACCGACGCGACGACCATCACCATCAAGCGGGGCACCGATACTCTGGCCACCGGCAGCGGCAAGACACTCAGCCACACCGACGCAGCCGTGACGCTCGACGCGCCCGGCTCCGTGGCCTACTCATCCGAGTTCACCATCAGCGGACTGCATCGCTCGACCAACAAGAGCGTCACCGCTGTCTATCCCATCTTCTACGGCGCACAGGCCGATTTTGATGCCGAATCACTGACACAGTACGCCACGCCG